ACAACAACTAATACAACAGGAAGGACATTTGCCGAAAAATCAATTTCAATAATTAAAGTTGGAGAGTATGATTCATTACAAGGTGATGGATGGCAATATTTCAACGTTAAGAAGCCAACGGGTGGTTACATAACATTTAAGTTTGATGTACCTGAATTTAGTACTGCTAATTATGGTAGTAAATATGTTGTTGATTTAAATAATGATTTAGTTTCATATAGTTCAGGTGGAGGAAATGACACCAAATATACCAATGTAGTAACAGTAAACAGTTTAGGAAGTTTTAAACTAAAAGTAGAGTATCGACCTTATGGGTATACTTCACCAATAGGAGGACAAGTATTAACACAAACGGTGTATAGTCCGATATTTACTTTATAACATAACAACATATTTATAATAAAAGATTCTTATGAACATAAAATCAGCATTAGACAACTACTTAGGAAAATCTACAAGATATTCTGAAGAAGATAACGGAGACGGAACAAAACAAGTATGTGACTTAGACACAGGAGATTGTTACACCGTTAGAGAAAGAGACGGACTTATCGAAAGAGCAGGCCATCAAGTTACCACTAACAGAAAAGTTAGAGTGGAAACATCAAGAGGAATAAAACAATTATTAAACGGATAAAACAAATGAGTTTAGATAAAAAAATATTAAGTGAAATTGAAAGATATAGAAGTATTAATCAATACATCACAGAACAAGCTGCTGATGTTGCAGCACCTGAACAAGATTTAGGGGCTTTAGCACCATTACCAGGAGATTTAGGGGCGGGAGCTCCACCACCTCCAGCGGGGGCAATACCACCAATACCTGAAGTTCCATCGGGAGGACCATTGGACGTAGAAAATGACCCTGACGTTGAAAAAATTGACGACGAAGGGGAATCAGAAGAATCGGGTGATAAGGGACAAGAATCTGAGGAACTTGATATTACAGAATTGGTAGACTCACAAAAAAATATTGAAACAAAACAAGAAGAATATTTCAATAACTTATTTGGTCAATTAAATGATTTACAATCAAGACTTGGGGAAATGGATAATATCATGAACAAGTTAAACTCACTTGAGGCTAAGATTGAGAAATATAGAGAAAAAACTCCACAAGAAAAATTAGAGTTAAGGTCATATGATTCATATCCATTTAATCAAAAATTATCACAATTTTTTGATGATAAACAAGAAGAAATGGAAAAGACGGGAAAAAATGACTATATTTTAACTGCAGATGACGTTAAAGATATTAACGTGTCAGACATTAAGAATTCATTTCAACCTGGAGGAGGTCCTGAAAAGGATAGTTACAAAACTTCATTTAAATAATTTAAAGGTGTCTTTCGACACCTTTTTTATTTGACAAAACATATAATTTCACTTATAGTTGTATAACACATTTAATCATTTAAATTTTTAAAACATGAGTTCATTAGACGCCGTATTGGCACAGTACGAAAAATCACAAAACGCATCGGGCGGGGCCCAAAGTAAGATGTCGCAAGACGAAAGAATGAAAAAGTATTTCGCTTTAATTCTTGGAGATAAAGAGAAATCAGGTCAGAGAAGAGTAAGAATTCTTCCTACCACAGATGGTTCTTCACCATTCAAAGAAGCTTGGTACCACGAAATTCAAGTTGGTGGCCAATGGCAAAAGTTCTACGACCCAGGTAAGAACGATAACGAACGTTCACCTTTAAATGAGGTTTACGAAGAGTTAATTGCAACAGGTAAAGAGTCTGACAAATTGTTAGCGGCTCAATACCGTTCTCGTAAATTTTATATCGTTAAAGTTATTGACCGTGATAACGAACAAGACGGACCAAAATTTTGGAGATTCAAACACAATTACAAGAATGATGGTATTTTAGATAAAATCATTCCAATTTGGAGAAACAAAGGTGACATTACTGATTCTGAAAAAGGTCGGGACTTAATCATTGAGTTATCTAAAGCTAAAACTCCAAAAGGTAAGGAGTACACAACTGTATCTACAATTATGTATGATGACCCAACTCCTGTTCATACAGACGCAGAGCAAGCAAGTGCTTGGGTTAACGATGAGTTAACTTGGTTAGATGTTTACTCTAAAAAACCTGTTGACTACCTTGAGGCAATCGCTCGTGGTGAAACACCAAAATGGGATAGTGAAAAAGGTGGATATGTTTACGAAAGTAATTCAGTAGCAACAGAATCTTTTGGGGGTTCTAAATCTAAAGAAACTACAATTGTTGACCCACAGGCAGACGCTGACGTAGATTCAGATTTACCATTTTAATTTATAACAAGGGTGGAGAATCCTCCACTCTTTAATTTTTTATCACATGACATTTAAAGAAGAAATTGACTTACAGTTGAAAGACAATAAAACGCTGTCTTATGAATTCCTAAGTCAACTTAAAGATAAAAATTACTTCTCAGGTAGAAGTAAAGAAATTGGTGATACAGTTTTGTTTGGTATGATGAAAGAAGTAGACGACAATGGTCAAATGACATTTAGTCTAATTACTTTTCACGAAGAAGAAGTTGGAGTTTTGTATGAACAAGACGAAACATTTTATAAAGGACCAAAACAGAATAAATTACCAAACATTAAAAGAATAGAAAATGGCAATTAAGAAAAACGATTTTAAGTCTATTAAAGACAAATTCTCAACCTCAGCAAAATATAAACCACAAAGGTTTTTTGACTTAGGTCCTGATTTCTTGGATGCGGTTGGTCTACCAGGTCCTGCAATTGGACACTTGAATATGTTACTTGGTCACTCAGATACAGGTAAGACAACTGCTCTTGTAAAGACTGCAGTTGATGCTCAAAAGAAAGGTATTCTTCCTGTGTTTATTATCACAGAACAAAAATGGTCATTTGAACATGCCAAATTAATGGGTTTTGATTGTGAGGAAGTTGTTGATGAGTCAACAGGGGAGTTAGATTGGGATGGTTTTTACATTTTCAATAACAACTTTGATTACATTGAACAAATTACCGACTATATTAACTCATTGTTAGATGAGCAAGAGAAAGGTAACTTGGACTATAGTTTATTATTTTTATGGGACTCAGTAGGTTCTGTACCATGTAAGATGACGTTTGAAGGTAAAGGTGGTAAACAACATAATGCAAGTACTTTGGCCGACAAGATTGGTATGGGTATTAACCAAAGAATTTCAGGGTCTCGTAAAGCGGATTCTAAATACGAAAATACATTGGTTATTGTTAATCAGCCTTGGGTTGAATTACCTGACAATCCATTCGGACAACCGAAAATTAAAGCTAAAGGTGGTGAGGCTATTTGGTTAAACTCATCATTAGTATTCTTATTTGGAAATCAAAAAGGTGCGGGAACTAACAAGATTACTGCAACAAAAGATAAAAGAAGTGTTAAGTTTGCAATCAGAACAAAAATTTCTGTTATGAAAAACCACATCAACGGATTGGGTTACGAAGACGGAAAGATTATTGTTACACCACACGGGTTCTTGGCAGGTAAAGAAGCTGCGGAAGAAAAAGTTTCAATTGAAAACTACAAAAAAGACCACGCGGACTATTGGAAAGACATCATCGGAACTGATGGTGACTTTGACTTAAAAGAAGAAAAAGAAGATTAGTATTGTTGTTTCACCCTTTAAATCACAATTGTGATTAAGACATTATTAGTAGACGGAGATAATCTGTTTAAAATAGGATTTCACGGAGTTAGAGAGATGTATGATGGTGGAGAACACTTAGGTGGTATCTACCACTTCATCAACATCTTAAGAAAGTTTCTGGAGGAACACAACTTAGATAAAGTTGTTGTTTTTTGGGATGCTGATTCTAATTCATCCATCAGGAAATCAATTTATCCACAATATAAGGCGAATAGAAGACAGGACATGAACGAGTATAAGTACGAGTCATACCTTCAACAAAAATCTCGAGTTAAACAATACCTTGAGGAAGTATTTGTACGCCAAGTTGAAATGATAAATAATGAAGCTGATGACCTGATTGCCTATTACTGTAAAGTTTCAAGGGATGAGGATATTATTATCTTCTCAGCGGACAAAGATTTAACTCAACTCATATCAGAAAGAGTTACCATATATTCTCCAATATCAAAACAATATTTTAAGAATGGTGATATGATAACAATCAATAGAGTTGATATACCTCACTACAATGTCTTAGTTACAAAAATTTTCACTGGAGATAAATCCGATAATATTGAAGGTATTGAAGGATTAGGGGAAAAAACTTTATTAAAATTCTTCCCTGATTTGCATGAAAAACCATGCACTATGGAAGAATTACTCTATATTGCACGAAATAACGAACAAAAGAAAAAACCAAAAGCCCTTGAGAATATTTTGACTGGTAAGACAAAAAGCGGTATACTTGGTGAAGACTTCTACAATACAAATAAAAAAATTGTAGACCTTCATACACCACTTATCACCGATGAAGGTAAAGAACTTGTCAAACAAATACACACCGATACAATTGACCCCACAGATAGAGGATACAAAAACTTAATGAGAATGATGATGGACGATGGACTCTTCAAGTACCTCCCCAAAGATGACGAAGCTTGGGTAAATTTCCTTAGACCATTTATGAAACTAATTAGAAAAGAAAAAAGAAACACAAACAAAAATTAAACAAACATGAGAGAGCAAGACAGTACAAAAATGGAATTCCTTTTAACCTTGAACGATAATATCGTGGTTCAAAGATTCTTTAATGTTAGGGGGTACAACCCAAAAGCAAAAAACTCAATGGAGTTATATTACTTCATTTTAAGTTTGAAAGACGAGCTTCAATACGCGTTGAAAATGAAGACCGTAGTTTATATGATGGACAATAGAGATTCAATTGAGCATGACCCATCAATTATGAACACATCTTACACAGATGGACCTGAAGTTTTTAACATTTATGTTAAAGTTGGAGAACAGACACTTTGTCATAGAGTTTTTGACGGAAAATTTTATCCACCAAAAGTTCGTTATACGGTAGACGTACGACCATTTTTAAAAGAGGTTCTTCGAGAGTTAACTGACATTTTTTCAAACACCAAATTAACTTATGAGTATTTGGAATTTGACCTAAGTAAGTAACTATTTAATTAATACGAGGGACAAATTTAAAACAATATATGAATAAAAATTTCGATTATTTAGGTAACACATTTCAGATTCAATTACTAAATCAAATAGTAGTTGATAAAGACTTTTCATCGTCTATTATGGACGT